TACCTGTATTCATATTTCTGTCCTTCAAGTTTGCTACTGACTGTTTATATACATGCATAAAATGCATATGTATACCAGAAGAGCTTTTTTATTACATGTAAATTAAATTAATGTTTTATTTTGATGTTATTTTTTATCTTATTCTAACTTCTTGTATATAATGAATTATTTAAATTCTTGTTTTCATATTTTGATTAAACATATAAGGAGTGTTGTGGTGTTGCTGTTTGTTTTATAAGCAATTATTTTCTTCCCCAAAATCCCACCAAAAATACTCCCCAAAACATTTAAAAATTTGAGTCTTTAAATTACGACAATTTTCCACTCTTTACCGCGATCATCGTTGTAATTATCAGTCATTACTTTCGACCTGTGACCTAACAATCTTTGAGTATCCAATCCTTGTTCTCGATATATCCTTTCAGAAAGAGAGCGCTGTTCATGAAAAGTTGGTTCAGCACCTTTCGACCAAGTTATTCCGCATTTATTACGTGCATTTTTAAACGCAGCCGTTAATGAGGTATTTGATATTGCCCCACCTTTTTTACCTCTAGCAATAGAATGGCGATGGTGAAGTAGGTAAGGGCTAACAACAAGATCCCTACACATGGAGATCACATCACCAAGAGTCATTTCTATGGCATCACACCTCAGCGTTAATGGAATGGCAATTTTTGTCCCTGTTTTTTCTTGCTCAATATGCAGCATTCCATCCCAAACATCAGAGAATTTCATTTTCGTGATATCACCAAGGCGCTGCCCTGTAATTAGAGCTAACAGCATCCCATGCTGTAAGTAATGAGGGTGCATAGCTGCTTGCTGATAGATAGCCTTCCATTCATCCAGCGATAAGCGCTCTCGCTTCACTTTGCTTCTAGGTTTCTTAGTTGCAAGAGCAGGGTTATATCCTGGTGGAACATGGCCAACATGCTGAGCCTCTTTAAACACATCAACAATCACGGATCTGACTACTTGAGCCATTCGGTTATGCCCGAGCGCCTTTACTTCATCTGTTATTTTAACGACTTCAAGCGCAGTTATATCTTTTAAGGACATCATCCCACAGTGCTGCTTAAATAAATTTAGCGGCTTAATTTTTTGCTTATATGAGTTTAGCTTTAACTCGCCTTGGTCCATTCGTTCTTGCTGTATTTCTAAATATTTATCAATCCAATTGGACACGCTAATGCCGATCTTCTTATTTTTAATATTCGAAAGCCGGTCATTGATGCTGAGTATTTGTTTTGTTTGCTGTTCAGCTATGATCACATTTGCTTGAGTAGCTACTTGTTCTGCTTCCTCGGCGTCCGTGCCGAGGCTATGAAACTTACCGGTTAACGGGTGTTTATATTGCCAATAAACCTTTCCGTTTCGTTTATCTAATTTCCGATACAAATTTGGAATAGTGATTTTATGAGCGCGGGGTCTAGCTGCCATCAGATAATATCCTTTGAAGTTTATCGTTTGAGCAATTCGGTAATTGAGGTTTTGAAACAATACCCACCCAGCGGGAATCACGATCGACCATCCATTTCTTACCAACTTTTAATGCTGGTGGTACCATCATGTTCGCTTTCGCATACTTCAATAACACTTGCTTGCTGGGCGCATCATCACCGAATTCCAGTTTTGCCCATGCTTCTAGAGATACCATTCTAGACATAATTACCTCCACATATCTGCCCGCATGCAGATTAAAAATTCAACCACAAACACTCGGTACGCTTTACTGAACCTGCGTGGCCATTTGCTGCAGTTGTCTTTACCTCTTTTCGCCAGCTCGAGAGTTGGCCGTTATATAGATCGTTGTCATAACCACAGATAATAACCTTCCCTTGAAGCTGGCCAGCGACTGTAATTAATTGCTGGTGGCCCCATTCATCCATTTCATACCGATATGTTTCGCTTCTCATGCTCCTTGTTTCATGTAAATAGGGTGGGTCAATAAAATGTAGAGTACTTGTGGTGTCATGGTCTTTCATGCACTGAATGGCATCACGATTTTCAATTAATACCCCTTGCAATCTATCCACTACAGCGAGCAGGTTTTCCGGTGCACGTGTCCATATTTTTTGTGCTGTCGCTGAATTGCGTTTAGTGTCCAGTCTAAAACCTGTTTTACCTTTCGTTGCACCAGCGCTACCAAAACCCATAGTAGCTCGAACAATCGTTTTACGTGCTCGTTCAATAGAGCAATCAGAAATTTCATAAGCACAATTAAATTCAGTTCGTGAGTAGGGCGTTAATAAGCAAGCATCGATAAGTTTTTCAGCCTGATCTTTATCACGTAGAACGCGAAACAGATTCACTATTTCATCATCTAAATCGTTATAAACTTCAGCTTCCGAGCGAGATTTACGCAAAAGAACTGACGCAGCCCCGCCAAATGGCTCAACATAACAACGATGATCTGGGAAGTGACTAATCACCCAAGGTGCAAGTCGATACTTGCCGCCATGGTAGCGAATGAGAGGGTGTTTAATGATTGTCATGCTCCACCTTCATTTGTTTGAGTGCTTCACGAACAACGTTTAAACGTGACTCCATCCTCAAGTAATCGCTATTTTCCTGCTTAGGCCATGGAGCACACCACGGATCATTACCAAATAATCCGTTATACTTATTACTGAAAGTGCAATTAATGACATCACCTTTAATATCTTCAATCCATTCGAGATCATCAAACATGGTACGAGCATCACTTTCAGTTAGTATTCTTTTTTTTCGACACTTCATTATTTCTTTCTTAACAAACGCAATATTTTCTTCATTATCAGCGTTAATTTCTCTGTCTAGGCTTGAGTCCAAATAACCAATCCAATATTGGTTTGTTATCCATAATAAAAACTCAGTGAGGGGCATTCCCATGCCGCCCCAATAGCATGACCATGACTTGCTAAATTCACTGATAGTCACACGACCTCGACGATTATCGCCATAGTCTTCAAGGTAAACATGAATAGGGTCATGATTATCTACACCTGTTATTACTAGCTTAGTAACTTGAGATTGTTCTATTTGCATAATCACACTCTCTTAAACTCAATGACCCACACCCACGGATTACTTTCAAAGCTACAGTCAGGCTTATTTACTGAATCCCATAAATGCCGAAACCAAAAAAATGCGTCCGTGCTACCACCTGTCAACTCTCTATCCAGCGGATAACCCTCGGCTTTAAAATCATCATCGCTAGCTGCCCGTATCCGCTCTACGCGAATATCTGTAATTTCAAGGATGATACGTGAAGCCCATCTAGGCATTTGCGTCGATGGGGTCCAACCTTCGAATGGTTTACTATCATCTGGATAATCTGCCTTGTAATCACACAATTCAGATGCAGAAGATATACCTTCTTTTATTTCCTGAATAACATCATCATCCAACCAAAACCCATTAAATGTTTCCCTAACCCAAAGTCGATCGCCAACCTTACCGTAAGGACAGGCAAGAGGGTACGTTCTGTCATTCCAAGTGGCACCATCAGTGGAGCGCAAAACACAGAGGCCATCTTTGACGCCTGCGTGATAATTTCCAGCCCTTAAACCGCTATAGTTCAAGTTAAGAGCCTTATCAATTGGTTTGAATTTAGCAATACAGCGAGTTTGAGTTTTACGGCCATCAAGGATGGCGCGTACCATTTCAGTATTAAAAATAATTCCGCGCTCTTTCATGGTTAAGCAACCTTTTCAGCTGTAAACGTAGGGTCATATTGAAGTTCGGTTTCAAACATGCCTAGGTACTCACCATCAATCCACAGCATAAAGAAACATGGCCAGTCAGATTCCCATCCGTCATGATCGTCGTGATATTGATTCGCACATTCTTCAACAAGAAAACTGAACCCACTAAGATCGCCATCTTCAATGCAATACTCATCATCACTTTCAAACTCATAACGAGCATTCTCGGTAATTTCGTCTGGCGTGGTTTCTTTTGTATTAGTTACGTAATATTGAATTAATGGCATGTATCACCTCACACAACAATTCTGTAAACTGAATTGACGGTTTGGATATATCCATCAGCAAGATAAGTATCGATATTGATTACTCGTGATGTTTGAATA